GCATACGTGGACCATCAATACGGCCAGACATTGTCTTCGTACGTTCAGCACGTTCCGCTTCACTACCTTGTTTCATTACCATACTAGTTGGGTTAAGGTTGTACGTACCTTTTAACGGCTTGGCGGTCATTATAGCTTGTGTCCTTTTTCTGTTGAGTCTTCTGCACTCTCAGGTGCGTGTTGGCTTTTGTGTGCTGCGGTGCTCATGCCCATGATGGTAGTTGGGCGTACTTCATCTGTGACCACATGAGCATGATAATGATCACTACGTTTGCTACTATGATCAGAGTGATGTGGATGCTTCTTAGCTTCACGTTTGGTAGCATAAGCAATAGCAACTGACTGTGCTTCAGGCTTGCCAGCGGCACGTTCTTTAGCAATGTTCTCGCCAAACGCTTTCTTACTCGCTGAATGAATTAGTGGCATTTTGTGGGCCTCTTTCTAAATAATCATCTATAACTTCTTTATAACGCTCTACCCATCCCAAACGAGTATTACATTGTTGGCAAAGTATCCCTCTATAGGTTCCTGGTATCTTATGATCAATAACCATCTTCTTTGCCTTTGCTCCACATATTTCACAACCATATGTAGAACGTAAATAATCTGCTTCTGCTATTGTTAAACCATAAAACCTTTTTAAGTCAGACTTCTTTTGGTTTAATCTTTTTTGTGGGCTCAATGTCCCATTATTCCTTGCCATAACAATCAATCTATAAGTTTATTTAGCTGATGTTTAACCATTGGCCAGGCCTGGAAACGATCGTACAGCTGGCGCGGCTTGGGTTGGGTTTAGGCGTTCTACGGCCCTGTCACCATATTGTCCTGTATCCATCTTGCCCACCACTACCTCATGATAGTGGCGACTCGCCTCTGCACGGTGTTTAGAATGTGGTGCATAGTTATCTATAGAATGCTTGGCCTGGGTACGGTTTCTCTCCACAGGCTCAGGAGACTCTACGAAACTCGTACCAGATTTGGGATTAGCCGTGCTGGTGCCTGAGGACTTGTGCGTTGTGGCTTGTGTCTCTCTCAATGGTTTCGTTTGCATAGTCATAGTTACGGTCCTGGCGCCACAGGCGCAATGTTGCCAGGTATTTGATTACTCTGTGCAACTGGACTTGTAGGAGCCACAGCACCTGACGCAAACGTGCTCTGACCTTGCACAGGATTCAAGCTCCCATTCTGTGGTGTTTGTGGTTGTACGGGATTGGGTTGCCCAAATGAGTTTGCGAACTGACCTATGGTGTTTTGGGTGGGCGTAGGCACCATACCTTGTTGACTTATGGCACCAGACACATTGGCTTCGCCTAGTCCTGGGTTTGCACCTGTTAATTTACCTTGACTCATGGCTGTTTACCTTTTGTACCCACCGTGTTCAAGGCTAGGAGTGCTTGAGCAAAAGCTTCAGCCTTGGCAGCGGCCACATCTTCTGATTCTGTCACTTCCACTGCTGTGCGATCTGAGACCACCTTGCCTAGGATCATGCGTTCATATTCTAAGCGTGTACGGGCATCATTGTTGGTCACAGCATCTACATAACCTTCAGCCAGCATGACTTCAAAAGGTTTACCTGATTCCTGTTCAATGGCTTCTACCAAGGTTCTGGCGGTTATGAGAGCCGTAGAACCCTTGGGTCTGCCTGCACCAGGTCTTGCACCACCACGTGAAGGTGCTTTGATCTTGTAACGGCCTTGGCTTAAAGCGTCTGCGGAAGCATTGATGATGGCGTTGGTTGTTGTCATATAATTTATTTAGCGTGTGAGGCAAACTGAATCCATTTCCGTGAGCGGTAGGCGGCCTACTGATCTTGTGGTTCTAACTCCATGGCCAAAAGTTCTAATTCTTTAGCAGCACGTAGAATACGCTGTGCATCCCTAACTCTATAGCGTGGTCTAACGTAGAGCAAATTAACCACTTTGGCCTGTGCTCTTACTAATAGTTCTATGTCTTGTTCAAGAGCGGTTTGTTTCATTTTTGGGCCTCTTATTTCTTGTGTGGGTTTAATATGGTGCCTGGTTTGGGATTTTTGGCTATTTTGCCCCAGATTGCATCCAACTTGGCAGTATCTATCTTGGCCAAGGCTTCTGTAAGTTGTTGTTGATTTAATGGCGTGGTTGTGGTTTTCATGCGCTTCTCCTTTTGTTTAACTAATACAACTATTATACAATATTGAGAATATTTGGTCTGTGGCTTTTTTACAACGTGGTTTTTACGCAACACGCGGCCAAAAAGAAAGGCCAACCCCATTGTTGACCTTTCTGCTCCTGACTGTCTCAGGAGTACAGCCTAATCCGTCTTATTATACATGTTGTCAGTGCCTGTGTCAACCTGTGTGGTAGCACGTGTTCTTTTCATCATGCGCTGTCCTGTACGTAGATTCCAAACCTCACGGTTGGTCTGGCGATTCACGTAGTCTGCCGTCACAATTTCGCGGCCATCCTGCAGGCGAATCCTGTCAGGCCGTTCAAGTTTAGGTGGATATTCATGTCTGCCCATAGCCTTATTTAGGCTAAATTAGGGTCCTTGTGAGTCTATTTGAAGCAATGGGTATCTGCACCCAATTTTGTGTCACACAAGCAATTAGTGCTATGTTGGCATGATCTTCTGGCACATAGTAGACCGCATGTGCACCACGCACCGCGGCACCTGTGGGCCAGACCAATCCGTCCAGGTTGGAATGCGCCTGGATATCTGCTTCAGTCACTTGTAAATATCTCATTGAATAGGGGTGTGGGACGATCTGAACTACGACTTGTTTTGGACGTTCCCAAGTCATACTTGCTTGGTGGATTATTGGCAATCTCTACGCCATTGTAGCGATTAATCACTTCACGCATACTGCACATCTGACGCCATGCACGTGATTTGTAATCTCTTGTGTCCATTACACGTGGTTTACGCTGTGCTTGATCGCTGTCTAAAATAGTGCGTGTGGTATAAAATGTATCTAGATCGCTGGGTGTAAACACATCAGGACGTACACGTCGTATAGCATCTAAACAGGCCCATATGTCGTCCCATTCTGTATTGGTCAATTGATGTAGCCATGGATCCCAAATGCGGCGGGTATCATCACGTTCAATGCCACCTTCTGCAGTACATATTTCATTGAGTATGCGTGTCCATTCGCGACATATCTCAACTCCAGTTAATATATTTGCCATTTAATTACTCCTTAACGTATTTATTTATCTATAATACTTGAAATAGGCCTATTTGTCAACAAGTTTAGAGATCTCATTGAGATCTAACTCATATAAAGCTGTCGCTTTATATTTCGTTTGTGTTTTAGTTATTCTGAAAGGTTAAATCTGATTCCAGAAGGCACCCTGTTAAGGGTGGGTCATTCTGATGAGGTCTTCATCCGTCAGGAATAGGTCTTTTAGCGTTTTGGTTTTGGGCTCTTATCCTTACCCCGCCTATATAGATTTTTAAGAATTGATTTCAGGTGCTTGTTTCAAATTCATAAACCACGCCGTGTACAACGCAACCATATACAAACAAGCAAACGCTACTAATTTAGGTAAGTCGTTTAAGGCATCCAGACATCATCTGGGTAGTGCTTGTAGGCCCAATAGCAAGTGATTGGATTTAACAACCGTCACACATCAGAACGGATTCTCTAGTTAATAAGTTTAACCACACTATGCTTGCTTGTATTTGTAGTTATCTTGATGTTTAAAAAACCATAGTCAAATGGCTTCTTTTTGATCAATTTTGTTATAGCGATTCCAAAATTCAGTTTCCTGATCGCTAATGATTCCATATGTAAGAATTTTATTTTCTATTTTACGTAAGGTCGCACGTGTCTGCATACCAGAGGAATTTTTTAGGTTCCTTACGGTGGTCATAAACGGATCTTTGATAGGTTTCATATGCATTTATTTACTCTTTTGACTCCATAAATGCCGCTTTACAACGACTACCCCATTGATGTTTTCCTAACAAATTAAACGTAATTTCCCTGTGGCATTTCAAACAACTGACCATAGGTTTATGATCTAATTTTGCCCACCAACTATTTTTACCTTTGGACCAAACACGATCAATTTCTCGTAATTTTTGTTTAGCAGATTCTTTCATTGGACCATGTTTACGACCTTTAAAAATAGAGCACCATGCAGGATCTTGTGCTTTTTTTTGTGCAGCCTTTTTATAATTTTCTGTGTTGGCAATTTTACAACCTTTGGTTCTTCCAAATACGCCTCCGCCATTGGTCCTGTTATAACTACGTGGATCATTGCGAGCATCAAACAAATGTAATATATCTGTTTCTAATTGTTGTATTTCTTTTGGAGATCCTGTAGTAATAATCTCTCGTTTCCATTCTGTTGGATTAGATTGAATCATTGGTTTAACATACCTACTAGAACAAATATAACTATCACTAGGACGACAATATTCTTGCCATCTAGCACCAACATACCATTTTAAAGTTGGTATATGCGTCCACTTGTAAACATACGCTATTGTATCCATGTAAATAGTATAGCAGGCCAGAAGGGTATAATCAAGTAGCCAAATGTCCAAAGTTTTCGCCCTTTCCTTTGGACAGGAATGAGAATTCTCTAAACGGCAATCTTGAGCCTGCTTTTATCCTACCAAGGGACGTCCTTTAGCGTCTGCCAAGACAGGACGTTGTGTGTGTCCTTCACGCATGGCCATGGCCTGTTGTGCCAAAACTTTATATTCCGCAGTGAGTTCGCCATCTCTAATAAATCCACGCAGGATCATTGCAACCATGCTGTGTATTTCTTGTTCTGTTTCGCCTGCGGCTTCCAAGGCCAAGACCACATCTTCTAATACATGTACCAAACTCTTGTGTTCACTCATATTCAAATACTCCTGGTAAATGCGTGTCGTCATACCACGCGGCTATTCTCTTGTTGGCTATCGCTACATACTTGGGATCTAATTCAATGCCAGTATACGCATAATCCAATTCTACTGCGGCACAGCCTGTAGATCCTGAACCTGCAAATGGATCCAGCACATGTCCACCTGCAGGTGTTACTAATTTTATAAGATACTTCATCAATTCAATGGGTTTGACCGTAGGATGATTGTTGCCTACATTGGGAGTTTTACCATTGGCCTCGCACCATTTACGATATTCTTCTTTGAGTCCATGTATGTAGATGCGACCTGTTTGTGGCAACCAAATGTTCTTGCCAGTGACTTTTGTTTCATTGTTATTGTCATCAACATAGTATCCGCCCATATCCTCAAGCATACTGGCTTCAGTGGCTATATCTCTGTTGTCAAAGCCCACTGCCATACGATTACCATCTGGACCATAAGCACCCTGGACATTGCCAAACATAGGTTCTGGTGTTGCGTGTCCAATGTGTCGCTCTCGTCTGCTGACCTTGGGACAATAAAAATACTTTTGATAGTCTGGGATTTCACCTAAGACATTGCTGGGGAAGCGACCTTGTTGATTTGGATCCCATCCACCTTCAACGCTTAAATCTTTATCTACCTTTTCTGGATTATAGTTCGCAAATGTTGTGCCATCATTACCTACATTGTTAC